AGATGATATTAAATAACCATGCTTGTCTCCAGAAGTACTTTCTTATTGCCATAGACCTAAGCACTTGAGGTGCTTTGTCCTGTGCTCTGAAGATTTGTTCTATTACCAATGCAATAATGAATCCTATCACTAGAGGATAGAATACAAAATTTGCAAAGGACATAATTGCTATTAAAAAAGTCACTGGAATGCTATTGAAAATACATTAGTGTATGCTGTTGCTGCTAATACGCAACCGAAAATAATAAATGGCATGTTATGCTCCTGTAGGTACTGTTTGCATTGCTGGTATTCTTATTCCTTTACCGCCATCATCATCGTTGTCATCATCATTGAAGGCTCGTAAAAGTAATTCAATCAACACTAAAGCAGCCATGGGATAAAACACCCAGAGGACTGCTACTAGTGGTGAAATTGTATCTGATGCGGCTGATAAGTCGCTCATGGTACTGTTTCTCTTTAAGTTTATTTAGTTATGTAAAGTATTTGACATAGGTATAAGCACTCACTAGACCCCAGAAAAGGATCATTGCTGCTCTACCGTTGGCTCTCTGCCAGATGATTGCATTAGTCATTAGAATATACCTGGGATAATTTGACCTGTGGTGATGTATGCACCCATTGCAGCAACGAAACCAATCATTGCCATCCATCCATTAAACTTTTCTGCTTCTGGTGTCATTAGAATATACCTGGAATGAGTTGACCTGTTGTTAGGTAAGCACCTAGACCAGCTATGATGCCAATCATTGCCCAACGTCCGTTCTGTAGCTCTGCGTTTTCTTTCATGTTCTTAGATTTGTAATAGGGATAGAATTTAAAGAGACCTTGCTTCGACTATGCAATGCCTGGAATTACCCATCCGAAGATGGCATAGTTATGGATCGCTGCGAACAAACCAATCATCGCTAGGCGACCATTAGTTCTCTCAGCATTCTTCCAGTAACCATCATAGTTCTCAACGTACTCCATAGGAGGTTCCGATGCGAACATATTTTGCTTGCCGTACTCGGTAGTTGTATACCTTTTGGCAGTTGTTGAAGTCATTTCTGTATTGTTAAGAAACGTTACATAATTATATAGGAAACCTTAAGGTGTTGTCAAGGTATAATTACCTAGATATCCGCACAAAAAAAGAGTCACCATTTCTGATGACTCATATTAGAAAAACTTATTGTAGCTTTTGCACTTAAAGCCATCTAGTTTAAAACGTCTATTGGCAAAGACGTTTTATTTATACACCATCTCTATCGTTAAGTGCCTCTGCATTCTTTTCTTTTTCAGCATCACCGAAGGTAACTATTGGTGTACCTGGGTTTCCCTCTGCACTTAGAGTACCATCATTAACAAATGTTACTGAATCACCTGTGGTAAATGTTATTGGGTCAGTAACAACATCATTATTCCATGAGATAGCATCTGGAATATTAACATTACCTAAACTGATATTATAATCAGGGTCATAATCTAGATCTATAGAACCATCAGGTACAGTGAAGGTATCTTCATGTGTATATTCTCTAGCAATCTTCTTAAGTCCTTGGTAGTATACAAATACTAAGTTAAGATCACTATCAGATAATGATTCCTTTTCATGTGCTTCATCAAACACTGCTTTAGCAGCAGCGATAGCAGCATCTAATTTTCCATGTAGTGAGCAGGCCATCTTCTATTATAAAATTAGTTGTATTATATATGAGAGATTATAGTTTGTCAATAGTTAATAGAGTTGAATTATCATGAGATCCTACAGGTAACTTAGGAAAAGTATTAAATGAAATACTTACTCTATCTTCTTCACCATCATTCCGAGGAACATAATGATGTTGTGTACTAGGAAATAGAACCAGATGACCAGTCGATGCTGGAAAACTATAACTATCATTCATAAACTCATTAGTACCCAAAGAAGGATCAGACTCTGGACGTACTGGAAATGGGTCTTGTCTCTGCGTATCAAATACTATTGGTGGAGCATCATCAGCAGAACTAACATAATACACACCACTAACTACACTATTAAGATGATAATGTTTAGGATGACTATGATGTTTAGGTGTACAATTACCCCATGACTGTGTAATAATCATCTTATGATTAGTAACATGCATAACGTCATGCATATATTGTTCTACACAATACTCACAAAATCCTTTTAACTCTTCAAACTCTGGTTCATCTAAAACATACTGGTTAACAGTGGTGTCATTGTTCAACGACTTCCTAAAAGACATGGTTCCCATTGCCTTCTTAACCGCTTCAATATTACCAGGAAACTCTGCCACATACAAAGGTGGTGCAGAGAACATCATGAAATAATCTGACTTAACTTCTATTGGTTGATTCATATTCATTTAAATAATTTTCTGCTATGTCATGCAGTTGGTCAATCAATATATCCATGTATCTTTCCTCAACACTATCGGGGAAGTCACTCATGTCATATTCAAATGGTTCGTTCAGATTATAGCAGTGTTTAGACTCCATAGTCAACCCCCAAAATAATCCTTTCGCATATATCTGCCAAGGATATTTGAATTGTAGAATGCTGGTGTCCCATCATCAGTAGACTCAGTTAGTACATTATTTAGAAACAATTGCCGTGTCTCTTCGTAGTTTACTTTGCCAAGGGTGCTATGGAGGGAGATGATTTCTCTCTTGAATAAGTCGTTCCCAAGTAACTTTCTATCTGCTTTAAGTTCGTCAGAGCTTCCATAGTACTTCTTCCAGTCACTCTCAGACGTAACCCTTCTCTTACCACCTCTAGGTTTACGACGTTGTGTGAAGTACTTGCGTCCGATGTATTGTTTACCCGACTGGAGATTAGTAATCCTGTAGACAAAACCGAAGAACTCGCCAATATCATCAGAAGTGAAAGGTTTACCCTCATATAACCAGGGGTTTTCGTAAACTCCCTCTTCAACCATTTCATTATTTTCATATCAGTTCCTCCTATTTAGATCATTCCCAATACTCATCTAAATGTTCTAATACATTGAGCAGTATCCTCTGTGCTGCTCCTCTCTGGCGTTCATCCCATTCAGGATACCACCCATTGTCTAGCCCAGTTTTCATCTTCATGATCTGGGCTACCATCGTTACCTTATTCACTCTACCGTTCACTTCAGTTTACTCTGGAGTTCACTCCAGTCCGAATCGAACTTATCCATACCCTGATCAGTTAAGATGTGGTCATACATTTTATTAAATATATCCCAAGGAAGAGTACAGATATCAGCCCCCACTCGAAAACACTTTGCGACTTGAATTGGTTCTCTAATTGAAGCAGCGAGTACTTGAGTCTTAGAACCATGCGTTGTGAATACATCTGAGATTTCCTCCACTAATGATATACCATCCCAATATTGATCGTTCAAACGACCTATGAATGGTGAAACGTATGTTGCACCTGCTTTAGATGCGAGTATTGCTTGTGCAGCAGAGAAGATAAGTGTTACATTAACTGCTACATCATCTTCCGATAGATCTTTACATGCTCTAAGACCTGTACGTGTACAAGGTACTTTAATAGTAATGTTAGGTGCTATCTCCAAGTAAGTATCAGCCATGGCTAGCATGTCTTCTACTGTTTCTCCAACAACCTCTGCTGATATTGAAGCATCCCAAGGAAAGATAGAAGTTATCTCCTTAAGAACATCCAAAGGGTTGTGACCATTCTTCAACATCAAACTGGGGTTAGTGGTAACTCCATCAATTAACCCAGTAGAATAAGACTGTTTTATTAGGTCAACATCAGAGCAGTCTAGAAAAATTTTCATGACTCTCAATACAATTTCCAGTATTTATTATCACATAAAAAAAGACACCTGTCAATAAGGTGTCTTTATATAAGAATCGTGACTTACTTAAGCAATTGCTTTAGTAAACTTGTGTCCTCTATATGAGAGTTCAACTTCCTTCTTGTTAGAAGGACGATCTTTGTTGGTGTCGTACTTGACACCACGGTATGTGACTTGTGCCATTTGGTTTCTCCTGTAGGATTAGGTGTTTTTAATACCGTTCCTTCAGTCGGCTTTTGCGTCCCATGTACACTCTAGTCCTGCTGCTTCCGTAAGATGTACTTGGTACATCTCCACTATCTCTTGTCTGGTTTCAGGACTAAGATCTCTCTCAGTCTGAGCACGATCTACCAATCTTGATACATCGGCACAAGTTAATGCAGCAGCTAATAAAAATTCCATAGGATGAACGTGTCCGTTCCGAGTCGGCTTACTTGCGTCCCTTTTGGGATGAACGAAAAGGTATCGGGTGATACCTACTGACTATTTATGTCAGAGAACCATTACAAAGTGGTCCATATTGATACAATAGCATTAAAAGCTTGGTTCGTCAAGGTCTTTACCCTCATTTTGTTGCCAAAGTTTACGTTCCATTTCCCACA